AACTACTTCTTGAATAAGAAAAGGTTTTTCCTTTTTGTTTTCATCCAATTCTTTTTTATTTGGTTTAAACAACATTTTATGCTCCTGGATATTTAAGTTTAAAATCTTTTATAGCAGCTTTTATGGAGTCCTCAGCTAAAATAGAACAATGAATTTTAACTGGGGGTAATGATAATTCTTGTGCTATATCTGTATTTTTTATTTCACATGCTTGATCTAAAGTTTTTCCCTTAATCCATTCTGTTACTAATGAACTACTAGCAATAGCTGAACCGCAACCATAAGTTTTAAAACGAGCATCTGTAATAATGCCATTCTCATTAACTTGTATTTGTAACTTCATTACATCACCGCAGGCAGGGGCACCTACCATGCCTGTACCTATACGTTTTAAATCCTTGGCAAATGATCCTACATTTCTTGGATTTTCATAATGATCTAAAACTTGTGATGAGTATGCCATATGTCCTCTACACTGAAAAACTTGAACCACAACCACATGTGGAATTAACGTTAGGATTTTTTATAACAAATTGTTCACTCATTCTATCCTTTTTATAATCTATTTCTGCACCTGATAACATACTTAGACTTATTGCATCAACTAGTATTTGAACACCTTCACCATTATCTATAACTAAATCCATATCATCTTTTTCATTTTCCTCAAAGGTAAAACCATACTGAAATCCAGAACATCCTCCACCCTGAACAAATACACGTAGAGGCGAATTAGTTTGTTCCTCTTTTTGAATTTCCTTAATTTTAGAAAATGCTGAAGAAGTTACTTTAATTAGATTTTGTTCCATTGATTAAACCTTTATATTAGAAAAATCTCTTTTCGTTTTTTTAAATATATCGTTTACGTTCATATTATCTAAATCCTCATCTTTTAATGTTATACCTGAATCTGATAACCCTTTTTGTGCACTTTGTTCTAAATTATATAGTTTCATTTTAGATCTATCCACACCTATTACGAATCTTTTATTTACTGTAGGATCATTATATCGATTTTTTAACTGTTTAACTAACAATTGATTAAGTTGTTCTAATTCTTCTGTAGATATAAGTGCAAACATTAAATCTACAGTACTAGGTAAACCAAAACTTTCTGAAGTATCAGTTAATTCAACATCAGTATTACTAAATCCACCTCTAGTTGTCTGTGTAGCACTTAAAATAGGCACATTATTTTCTACTGCCATACCTCTTAATTCCTCAGCTATAGCCTTTACCAAAGTATAGGAATTAATATTTGCCCCTGCTTTAAATCTAGAACTAATACAAATATTTAAGTAATCTACAATTATTAAATCTGGTTTAAACTGTTTTTTTAACATTAATTCATTAATAAGAGCACTAAAATGGCCTACATGGGCACTGGCGGTAGGATATTCCTTTATAATCAATTTTCCATTAGTTTTTTCTCTTATTTTACTAATACGATTATTAAAAATATTTTTAGGTAAATTTTTAATTTGATCTATAGCAATATTCATTAAATTTGCATCTATTCTTTCTGCTATTCTTTCCTCTGCCATTTCTAAAGTAATATATAATACATTTTTTCCTAGGCTTAAAACTGAGGATGCTACATGACACATGAATAAAGTTTTACCTGTTCCTGTTCCAGCTAAAACTACATTTAGAGTTTTATTTGGTAATCCTCCATTAGTGATTTTATTAAAATAATCTAAATCAAAAGGAATTCTAGATTCAATTAAATTATAAAAATCAAAACGAGAATCTGCATTTTCTATATAATCATGTCCGACTTTATCATCAAAACAAACACCTAAAGCTTTTTGTAGAATACTAGGAATTCCATCAGTAGATAAATTTTTTTCTCTTCCATCCATAATGGAAATAGAAGTTAAAATGGCGTTATATAATTCCTTATCTTTACAGAACTTTTCTGTTTCATCCAATAACCATACATCATCGAGTATTTTGGTATTAAAACTATTTATTAAATCTAAGGCATTTTGATATTGATCATCATTAAGTGTTTTGTTATTTTGTAATGCTATAACTAATGCTTCTCTACTAGGTAAATTATTATACTGTTCTATAAATTTTTTTATAACTGTAAAAATTAGTTGTTCGTTACTGTCAGAAAAGTATTCAGATTTGAGAAAGGGAATTACCTTTCTCATATATTTTGCATTAAAGATAAGATTCTGTAGTATTACTGTCTCTATTTTCGTGTTCATCCACTGCCTTTTTTAGAATATCATTAATAATACTACTCATATCACTATTAAATTCCTCGGAAGAAAAATCACCCTCAGATAAACCATAAGTTTTTTCATAAAAGTTAAAATCTAAAGCACAGGAGCTATCTTCATTTAATTCTATATTATTAATACTTATTATCGTATTCTCATATTTACCATTGGTAATTTTAAACCCCCATGCCTCTCCTCTATTCCAGGGTTCATATTGTACTTGCATTTTCAAACTCCTCGTTTATATCTTCATTTTTAAGATTATTACCTAATAATTCTGTATTAGCAATCATATATTTTGATTCTATATAACTTCTAAATTCTTTACTTGTTAAAATAGGTAACCAAAAATCTTTATTATATGTATCTTTTTGCCTAAACTTTTTATCTGAATCCTTATGGGAATACCATCCATTACTAGGTTTTATTACAAAACCACCATCCATGGCAACATCTAATAATCCTGACCAAGGACTAATGCCATCTTCAAAGGAAACTTCAATAGGAATTTTAGATTTTTCTCTTACATATCTAGATTTTTCTACATTAATAATAAAATTATAACCTGTAATTTCTGTTCCTTCTTTTTCCTGTTGTCGACCCATAATAAAAATATTACTAGCAGAATAATATATACCAGTCCCACCCGACAAAATCTGTTTGGGGAAAAGTCCCTGTTCAAGATAAGTATGGTTAACAACCAACATAGGTATATCTTTAATGGTTAGATGAGGAGTAATCATACGAAATAGACTTTTTAATTGTTTTGCTCTAGTCATATCTGCTACAGACTTTCCCTCAAGTGCATCTTCTACTTCTTTCTTGGAAGCAAGATTACCTACAGAATCAATTACTATGATTACATGATCTCCTCTGTTAATATTCTTTAGTTGTGCCATTACATCAAATTTTAGTTGTTCTATATCTGTTATCGGAGTATGAATTACACGAGAAGTGTCTATTTTAAAATTATCAAAATAGGATTGTGGGCTACCAAATTCTGAATCATAAAATAACAAAATTGCATCATTATATTTATCTAAATAGGCTTTAGACGTAAGTAAAGAAAATCCAGTTTTAAAATTCTTAGATGGACCTGCCCAAATAGTTAAACCAGGAGTTAATCCGCCATCTAGACTACCAGAAAATGCCACATTTAACATAGGCACAGAAGTTTGAATCATATCCTTTTTAGCAAAGAATTTTGATTTATTTAATACTTCGGTTTCTTTAATAGTACTATTTTTAAGTAGTCTTTCCATTAATGTTAACATATATTTCCTTTATATGAATAATCCTTCAAGAGTTGCTTTAGGTTTAGATGACCAACCTATACAATTTAAAATAGAGTTAATGGGTTCAAGAAAAGATTTTTCGAACATAATATCATAATCTGTATAATTTTTGATATTTAATTCTTCAGGAATAGAGGAAATAAATGCTATACAGTTTTCTCCAATAATATTAGGTTCTTTTAAATATAAAAATTTAATTTTATCACCTTCCTGTATAAGTTCATATTTTTTATCCAATTTATTTTTTCTTAAATGAAAATTGTACAATAATGATCCTCTTACATGAATAGGAGTACCATGACGATAAATTAAACTATTGTCTTTATACTTTTCTACACCGTTAACACTACGAGGAAAGGCAATGTCTTCAGGCTTTAATTTTTTAAATTCTTTTTCAAAATCTTTAACATATTTTTGCAGATGTAATTCTGTTTTTGTTAATGCTAATTTTACTGCTTGTCTTAATGCTTCTCTAACTGCCTCCGGAGTAGAAGATCTAACAACTTCAAGTCCCATTACCTTTAATCTAGGTTCAGTATATTGAACACCCTCATTGTTAAAAACATTTAGAGCATATCGTTTTTTTGCTACCCAAATACCTCTTTGGGCAATAATTTCTCTTTTGAAAAATACACGCGGTTCAAAGGCATTAGTATAACTTATTATTTCATTACAAGTTTTAGTAATAATTTTTTCTATTTTTTCTTTACAAATTTTATCTAATAATTTAACTATTTCATCGGAAGGCATATTATTATAATATTTCTTAACAAGATTATCAAGTGTTATATAACATGCATCTGTATCATAATAAAAGGAATAAGTTTGATTAGTAGTACCGCATATTTTATTTAAATATTCATCTAGTGCCTTACCTACTGTTCTAATTATATATTGGCCAGTAATGGTTATACCTTCTGCTATATCAAAATCTACAAATCTAAAAAATGCATTACTCCAAGCACCAAAAAGACTGTTAAGTTGAATCTTTCTTGCCATTTGAAAATTATTATATTTAGAAATATTTTTTAAATAATCCTTATTTTTAGTAGTTTCATATTTTTTTTGGTAATCAAGCATTAATTTCTTGTATTTTAGACGATCATTGAACAATTTATTTACTATTTCAGGAAAAATGCCTTGTTTATTTCTCTTAAAGAAATATCCATTGGCAGTCATACATATATCCTCTTGTACATAATCACTAGTATTAATACTTTTACTAATTAAACTATCTACTGTTATATTCTTTTGTCTACCTATAACCTTTGTTTCAGGTGAAAGATTATATTGCATAATAATACTGGGATACAGACTTGTTGCGTCAAAGGATACAACCCAATCATATTTTCCGGGAACAGGTTCATGTACATATGCACCTTCTATTTGTCTATCTTTTATTTCTTCATTTCGTTGATGTACTATTATTTTCTTTTTCCAAAGATGATTATATAAAATACAGTCCCATGTTCGTACAGGAGAAAATATATCTACATAGTTACATTTAGCATCATATGCCATGGTTACAATAAGTTCGATCAATTTCATTTTATCTTCTAATTGATCTATCAGTTCAGTATCTATTACATTATATTTAACAAATTTGCTCCAGTTATTTTTATAAAACATTCTAAAGGAGTCGTATTCACTATAATCCAATTTTTCCTTACCAAGTTCTACTTTAGCTATGTGATCCAAACGATAAGATTCCTGTGCATTATAAGTAAATTTTTTATATAAATCTAGATAATCTAAAATGGCAATACCCATTATATCAAATATAGTTTCTATTTTTTTAAATCTAGATATTTCTCTTTTATTTACTGTACCCCAAGGAGAAAGTTGTTTAAGAGCATCCTCACCGAGTATTTTTAAAATACGATTGCATAGATAAGGAATATCGAAAAACTCAATATTCCAACCTGTAATGATGTGAGGTGTATTATTACATATAAAGGATATAAACTTTTTTAATAAATCATATTCATCTAGGCATTCAATATAAACATGATTTTCTTTAGTTACATCAAAATTATTAATACCAAAGGTAATGATCTTTTTCGTACTATAGTTTTGAACGGTAATTAATAAAATAGTTTCCAGGGGATCGTTAACATTAGGAAAACCATATTCAGCAGAACATTCTATATCTAGTGACCAAATATCTATTTTAGTTATATCGAAATCTATATCTTTTGCAAAATGTTCCGTAATATATTGATATGTAAAATTTGTGTTACCGAAAATACCAAAATTATTTACATCTTTATATTTTTTAATAAAATCTTTTGCTGCATTAATACTTTCAAATTCTAAAGATTCTAAATTTTCACCATAAATAGATTTATAACTAGATTGATTATTGGTTTTAACAAATAGTTTGGGAGAAAATTCTACTTTATTTTGTTCCTTTTTACCGTTGTTAATGCCTCTAATTAGAATTTTGTTTCCATATTGTAATACATTAGTATAAAATTGCATCAGATCTCTCCAATTTTTTTCTATTATAAATATTTAGAAATGAATTGTCAATAAAAATATTTATCGAGAAAAGAATGTTTAAATTTATTTTAATATTTTTTTTATTACTACCTTTAGTATCCTTTGCTCAAAATAGAATACCTAAACCTGTAATTTGTTTTGATCTAAAACAATTAATAAACTTATTAAGAAGTGAACAAAATAACGAAACTCCTATTTGGAGAGGTGGTCCCAATGAAAATCAAAATATGACAGTATTATTTTTAAATAAACAAACTACTGCATGGACAATAATAGAATATAGAGATCAAACAGGATGTGTTTTGGGTTCAGGTGAATTAAGTGAATTAGTTAAAGATATAGAAAAATAATGTTATAAAAATGAATAGAATACCTAGAAAACCTGGACAACCTGCTAAATCGGATAAACATTCTGATCTATATACTGATGAAAATCCTAAGGGCACCATTCATAATTTAAAATTTGCAACAGTAGAAGATGCTATAGATAGTGTTAAAATAATTAAAAACAGCGATAGAACACATGCCCATAAAATACAAGCTGCTATTGCTATGGAACAAAGAGCTAAAGTAATGGGGAAAAAGTCTGCAGCTATGGTTTATAGACGATTTATTAATGATATGAAAAGAAAAACTCAAGAAATGAAGGAATCCTGGTCTGAAAAATATAAAAGAAATATTGATTGTAATAATCCTAAAGGTTTTTCTCAAAAAGCTCATTGTTTAGGAAAAAGAAAATTAAGGGAAAATAAAATTATTTCTTTCGTCTCTTTCTTAAAAATAGAAAAAAATAATGTTTAACGAATTAATTTTACAATGGTTACCCCCTTGGACATTCTATGTTATATTGATTATAGGCATAATAGGATTTCTAATAACTTATTTTTTTAGATTTTTTCCTTTTTCGTTTATATATCTTTATAAAGTTCCTGTACAAATATTATCAGTATGTTTAATAATAATAGGTGTCTATATGAGTGGTTCTATAGCAAATGAAAAGGATTGGCAATTAAAAATTAAAGAATTAGAAGTAAAATTAGCAGAAGCAGAAGTAAAATCTGAAAAAGTTAATGTCCAAATAGTTGAAAAAATTGTAACTAAAAAACAGATTGTAAAAGAACAAGGAAAAGATATTATAAAATTTGTAGATAGAGAAATAGTAAAATATGATCAAAAGTGTGATATTCCTATAGAAGTAATAAAAGCACTGAATCAAGCAACAGAAGGAACAAAAAAATGAAATTGATAATGATAATAGTACTTTCTATAATATTAGTCAGTTGTAGTACTATAGTACCTGTGTCTAGAAATTTTCCAAGTGTACCTCCAATAATGTTAGAAAAATGTGAAGAATTAAAAAAAATAGAAAAATCTAATGTGGTTTTAAGTGAAGTTATTAAATCTATAGTAGATAATTATACTTTATATCATGAATGTGCTCTCAGAAATACTATATGGATAGAATGGTATAAAGCTAATAAAAAAATTTTTGAGGATATAAAATAATGGAATTGACTATAGATCAACTTATACAAATATTACCTAAAAATAAATATATAGAATATTGGCATGGTGTTTTAGTAAAATTATTACCTGAATATGAAATTAACAATAATAAAAGAATTGCAGCATTTTTAGCACAGTGTGCTCACGAATCAGGTGGATTCACTGCACTTAAAGAAAATCTTAATTATCGTTGGCAAAGTTTAAGAAAAATTTTTCCAAAATATTTTCATGACGATGGTATAGCACAACTTTATGCTGCATTACCCA